CTGTATTCCGCTCTCATGCAGCTTGGTTTTTCCCCATTGATATTCCGGGCCATTTCCGTATTTATTGAGCCACCAGATATGAAAGCGGGAGCGAATAAAATCGTTGCGATCCGGTACCCAGATGAAGACTTCGGTCCCATCTTTTGGGGCCGTCTCGATTGGTCGCCATTTTGAATTCAAAGCAGTGAGATGCTCATCGTAGAAAACGAGATATCCAACCGGCGCCTCGTCTAAATCCCAAGCAGGACCGTTGATGGTATAGCGCTTTATGTCACTCATCGGCGCGCCCGGAACAATTAACGGCAGCGTGTGTCGCTTCGGCTTTCGCGAATACCTCGATCGATCTGGCGTCAAGATTCATAATTCTGGCCTGAGCATCGGCGTTCTGGATGCTGAGGTATTCGCCCTTGACGATTGATCGCGTCTGATTATCGAACACGACGAACTTAGTAACGCTCTTGACGATGAAACGCTTCCTCATGATGACCTCATCCCGTTCGCCACCTGACGAAGCCTCGCGACCATCTCAGCACGGCGCTCTGGGCTTTCCTTGGGCTGCTGAAGGGCTATGACGTTCGGCTGAGCTACGGCACGCTCACGGAGCTTCTGCTGTAGGGTGCGCTCTGCTTCGGCCATGTCTTCATAGGCGCGCTTATTCAGCCATGAGGCGGCTAGCGGGATGTATTCACGATCCTTGTCGCGCATAGTGCGGATGAAATATGCGGCACCGTCTACGAGGTCTTGAGGATCTGCACCCATTCTGACGTGCTTGAAAAATGCGTCCCTGGCATCGCCTCGGCCATCCGTATGGCGAGCGTGAATCCGCCACGCGGACCAGAAGGCTACGAATTCTGGCGTCTCGTCTGCTTTGGAAGTGAAGGTTTTCATGCGCGCACCTCTTCCACGACGATATCCAGGATCGCCTTCATGAGCTTTTTCTTGATGATGAATTCTCTAGTCCGAACGCCCTTGACATCGACGACGTGAAACTTGCCGTCCGACTGGCTCACATATGAAAAATCGCATCGATAGGTGCAGATGAGAAAGCCGCCGATCGTCAGGTCAAATGGCCGTTGCAGTTCGACGTCGAATATCTCTGCTGCCCTTTCGCGGATCTTCAATTCGGAGTAATATTTCGCCTCGGCTTTGCTATCGAATGTGATGCCGTCGAGGAGGACGCGCTTGTTGCCGTATTTGGATTTCTTGGCCGTGGGGGACGCGCGCCATTCGGCTGCGGATATGGTCTCTGTCATGCCCGCGCCCTCAGTTCCCGCATTTCAGCGCGGTATTTCTGCATCCAGCGTTGCTGGTAGAGCTTGCGGTTTCTGATCTTGCGGGCGAGCTCGTATTCTGCCTGCCGATCCGCGTTCATATTCCGGCAGACCTCGGCTTCCGTCTGGCCTGTGAGATTGGCTATCTCGATCGTGTCATAACCCTGTCGGAACATTTGCAGCTCGTTCATCGTCGGCCCTCGTGAAAGAAAAGCCGAGCTGCATTAGCGCAGTCTCGGTAGTTGCCGGCGCTGGGGGAGGAACGGCGCCGGAGGGAGGTCATAAATCGCTAATCTCGGGAGCAATCCAGTTGGCGAGTCTGTCTCCCCAACCTCTCAATTTCATCGCCAAAGAAATTCGGGTCCGTGTGCTCAAGAAACGTAGCAATACGGGCGGTCTTTTGGATGAATTCGGCATATTCTTTCCTCGCCTTGTCGAAGAGTTCACGCTCTTCTTTTGCTTTTGCTGCCGCTGCATGGAGCTCGATCATTTGCCAGTGACGGACAATGTCCGTGTCATGGTTCCACCAAGCGCGCAGTCGGCGTTCGGTCCATTGCTTGTCTGGTTCCCCCTTGTGAGGGAACAATTCGTTCAACTTATCCAATGCCTTGCCGATCATGGCATAGACTTTCCCACCGCCTCCGATGGCTTGGATGTAGAATTTCGCTTGAGACACATCTGAAGCTACGTTTGACATCTGCTTTCCCTGTTCATTCTTTCCCGGTTTTCCGGTTGAATTACCCATGCTTTTGGTTTCCTTCATGTGCGACGTTCACTCTTGTCAGGGAGTTCGAACGTGCCACACACAAAGACATTCAGTTTGGGGGACGACAAAACCTCGTACCTAGTCCCGCCGTCCCCCTCGGCCAGCTCTCCGCTACCGCCGCAGCTCGGAGAGCTGGCCCTTTCTATCGTCGTACGTATCGCCGTTCAGCGCCTGAAGTCTCGCGCAGCCGAAATGCAATGACGACACATTCCGGCGCGCCTGACTCCTCATCGGGACAATCAGCAACCATGCCGAAGAAATTCCGGGAAGCGGATATGATGCGAGCTAGGATGTTCATGCTGAATCCCTCACTTGTGCGGCCGTAAACAAGGCTATGACCATCAAAAGAAATGCGAGCAGAAGGTTCCTTGTGTCTCCATCCACCCACCAGCCGAGCACGTTGGCTGCAGAAGCGACGAGGTCGAGGATGATGACGAATATTCCGAAGCTCCTCATTGAACGGGCCTCCTCAACCCACTCGCCCGCTCAACAGCCTCAGCTTTCCGGCCGTCCTCTATCCACATGCGGGTTACGAAGGCGAGCCAGCCAATGGTGATGAGGGAACATGAGAGGTAATATTGGGTCATGCTGGGCGACCCTCAGCTTTGGCGATGGCGTCGATGGCCATATCAGCCGCTTTGCAGCACTGGCCCTTTCCGGGCTTGTGAGTGGCGTACAAAGCCTTGCAAGCAGCGAGCAGATCGGGCGCGGCGGCTATCAGCCGGGCATCCAGCATTCCGTCGCCAGTGCGAGGATCGTAGCCAACGCAAGCAATGTTCTGATCACGCTTGTTGGCTTCGTCGTACCGATTGATGCTGTGCCACTCGCCGCCGTTCATCTTGAAGCGGACGCCAGACACGAACCACGGACCCGCCGTGTGCTCTTTCGCTGCCTTGAGGACTTCTATGGTGTTGGTCATGGGGTAGCCCTCGCGTTCGATAGGCGACGATTGTTCGCATCTTCTGAGTTGAGAATTTCGCCGCGGCTCACACACTTCGCGTCCTTGAAACGGTCGCTGTACGGCCAATGCGATGATGGATGGTGGCTTTCGTGATTGAACTCGCCGGAACTCATCAGCACAACGACATCGTCGCAACTGCTGCCGGGGTTCTGCCATGCCTGACGGACGACGCCGTAGCGGATGATCTTGGCTTTCGCCTGATCGCCTTGGCAGGGGCCCACTGGAACGTCATCGTGCGCTATGCCGCAATGAATGCAGGGATCGCCGAAGTGCGTCATGCTCTCTCCCCTCCGTCTATCTGGGAGAGTGGTGGGGAAGGGAGAGGAGCCCAATGAGAAGGCTGGCGAGGATAGCAAACGGGGAAGTGATCTACCTTGATCATCGCCGAATGCCCGCGACCATGTGGAGCTACCTCCGTTGGGAAGTAGAGGAGCAGCACGCCGTTCGGAGCGGTTTCGATAGGTTGCCAGACGGTCATGCTGCCACCTCTTCCGAGGCGTACCCACGCTCAAGAGCATGCTTGCGGCCCTTATCAGCGAGCCTGTCAGCGCGTTCGTTTCCGGTGACGCCACTATGACCCCGAACCCAGATAACCTTGCAGGGAAACGCGTTATGAGCGGCAGCTATAGCTTTCCACAAACCGGCGTTGGCCAGCTTTGGCTTGCCCTTTTCCCAGCCCTTGCGCTCCCAGCTATGACGCCACTCGTTACAGCCCTTTACGCAATACTGGCTGTCGGAATAGATCGTCGTCTCGTGGGGGATCAGACCGGAGAGCTTCGCGTATTCGAGAGCCGCCAGGACAGCCGTCATTTCCATGATGTTGTTTGTGGATTTGACGTCACCGCCATTGCGGTTGTTGATCTCAAACCCAGTGCCGTCATAGACCACGAAGGCCCAGCCGCCCGCGCCTGGATTCGGTTCGCAAGCCCCATCGGTGTAAATGTGGATCACGCTGCGTTCTCCTTCGGAGCGCGGAAAGCGTCGGGAATGAGTTCTTCGCGTGGTATGCCGGTGAATTCAGAAACCTCGGGGAGATATTTCACCGGTATTTCTTTCCACTGCGACACCGTCGAAGCCTGTAGCCCTAGATGGGCTGCGAGCCGGATCTGCATGCCGCGATTTGCTTTGAAGAATTCGTTGAGCTTTTCCATACCCCCATATTCAGTCAAAACGAAATTCAGTCAAGCGAAACTTTTCATTCAGGCGCTATGGAGTCCAAATTTCTTTCAGGCGAAAATCTAGCCTATGGGAACAAGAGCGAAAACATCCACAAAAAACAACGAACACCCAGGCCACTTCATTCGCGAATGGCGGGCGTCGAAAAAGATGACGCTGGAAGCGCTGGCCAGCCGAGTCGAGTCTGCGGTATCGTCGATCTCTCAGCTTGAGAGGGGACAGCAGGGCTACAGCCAGGCCACGCTTGAAAAGCTGGCACTCGCTCTCGGCACAAAGCCATATTTTCTTTTGATGATGAACCCCCTCGAAGAAGACCCGATCTGGGCTATCCAGGAGCGCCTCTCAAAGGCCACGCCAGCTCGCCGGCGTGAGATATTGATGGTCGTCGATGTGATGCTAAACACTCAGACCAAGGGCGTAGCATAAGCGGCTATGAACAGGGGAAGCGGAGATGTCGGGTCATAGTGGACCTCCATCTTTGCGATTCCTGCTTCGAGCTGCAGTGCGCATTCAAGTTCTTTGAGTGCCTTAGCCAGCGACGGTTTTTCAGAAATTCCGGCAATTATCGGGGTGGATACAGCCCCTGCTAGGAAATCACGACGCAACATTTGATGTCTCTCCCGGCGTAAACGTCAAATCTACCCGGATTTGTGGAGAATTAGCAATCACGAATTATGGTCCGACCTAATTATTCGTACGCTATCAGATATAAGTTTTGAGTGTGTGTCCTAGAGAGACAAACTCCCCTCAGAGCAAGAATCTTGTTAAACAAAGAACCTCTGTTATTAGGCTGACTGTTAATATGGGTGCATTACCACGCACCTATGTAGGTGCATCACCATGCACGTCAGAACGGTCCGGACAATTCGACTGGCACAAGCTCGTATGAATTAAACCGCTTGGCGAAGCCTTCAACCTTAACCCGTTTCGCCCGTATAAGATTTTCTTTTTTCAACTTTTGAACAGCGCTTTTGACAACCCTGATCCCGCAGCCGAAATCCTTGGCGATGCGCTCCTGCGAGAGGACGTAGGCTTGCTGCGTCGGATTGATCGACGAGGCGATGCGGATCGCGACGAGCTTTTCCACATACCCATATTCAGATTTTGGCTTCACCAGGATGAACCGGATCCAGTCATCCCGCATTCGGTAGAAAAGCCCAGCCGTCGATAACTTCTTCGTCAGTGTGTCCATGCGATCGATATACGCCGAAATCTTTTTCAGTCAAAGCGAAAATAGTGTTTGACTGAATTTCAGTCGAAGGCTATGTTTTCCTCAACGCACCACCCCCGGAACCTCAGCCCTGTCTGATCTTCCCCTGCGGTAAAAAGGAAATGGAAATGACGGACAGACCAAGCGAACGAGCAATGAAAGCCGCAGTGTCGATGGAAATACACGCGGCTTGCTCGACCAGCACTCTCGGCAAGGGCATCGAACTCGATAAGGCTTTCCCTGCCTATGACGAAGTCTTGAAAGCGCTGGAACCGTTCGCACTGGTGGCTGAACACGACATCGGAGATGGCGAGATGGACAGCGACTGGTTCACCGTCATGACCACGTACAACGAAGCGCCACGGCTGACTGTCGGTGACTTCCGACGCGCTCTCGCCGTCATCGCAAAGGCTACGGCCTAGCACCTCTAACACTCTTCCCACGGACTAATGGAGACGGACGGAAATGGACACGATAGCCCAATTCAAACAGTGCCTCACCGATATGAGCTTCTGCCGCGCCGGTTGGGACTTTGATCTGCCAGCCGCACAGAAGGCGGAGGAACGCAAACTGGAACAGGAAGCTCTCGCTCGTGCACGGGAAATCTGGGCCAGAGAGACGGCGCTCCACGATCATCTCCGCGCCGCCTTCAGGGAGGCGGCCCCGCTGGCGACCATGAGTGAAATCGAAAACCAGAAGGCAGGTGTGTGATGGATGATCTTCTTTTTCACTTCGATGAGCTTCGGATTCTTGGAGAAGGCCTTCTCGCATACGGCACGGCAACGCTCGTCGATGCTGGCGACGGCGAATGGTATGTCGAGCGCATCGTCCTCGTCGATGGCCAGACCCTCAAGCCCTCGGGCAATGGCCGCCTCGGCACGCCGGATCCGTTTCTTGATTACCTGTTCAAAGCCATATCAAGCCAGATCCAGAACGACAAATGCCCGATTGGCCGTGCGGCAGTTGGTGAGTGGGCAGATCATGTGGACGGCAACGCGCCCGCTTCAATCGTTCCTGCTCTCAAGCCACGCCGTGGAATGCCTATGGCCCCTGTCGGTCACAATGCAGCATCCCGCATTGAATACGCTCTCAGTGATCGTGTCTATGGCGCTTCGCTGGAGCAGGGACGATGATCAAGCGCTATGACCTCATCGAAGCTGACATTGAAGACCACGACGTATTCTACCTTCGCCGCGCTGACTCCGATGGAGCTTACGTTCTCCACGAAGAACACATTGCCGCTCTCGAAGCCGTGAAGGCGACGGACACTGCGCCCGTTTCAATAGTTGGTGGTAGCGAACCGTTCTATCTGAACTCCGGAAAGACCATCGCTGTCGATGTCGGGTTCATTGCATCGATCATCGATCTGCTTGAGCAGCACGACCACGCCATGGAAGATGGCGAGTCGGCTACCGCTATAGCGTATGCCAACGAGCTTTCCCGCGTCGTCTTTGTTCAACGTAGCGACGGCTTGGACGACTGCTTCCGCCATCATATCGCCACCACGATCGGCTGGCCAGCGTTCTCCACCCGTCCCGGCCGTGAAATGCAGATGTACGAGGAAGGCTTCAAGGCCGGTTATCGTCGCTGCCAGTCCGATAATGAGGAGGGCTTCGGCGAAGGCGAGGATTGGTTTACCGAGCGAACACAGCGCGTCGTGGCGAAGCTGCGGGAATGCCTGCGAGCTGGCGCCGTTGATCCTCTGGCGATCGACAATGCCATTGACCTTCTCATTGATCAGTCGAAAGCGCTAGCCCTTGCTAACCCACCAGCCGCGCTAGAAGCCGTGAAGGCGACGAAGGTACGTGCGCTGGAGTGGGGAGCGGATGGCAGCGCCTTAACGCCGTTTGGTACTCGGTACAGCGTCTATCAGGAATTCGGTCTTAGCCGTGAATGCTGGGCTGTGAACGCACTAGACGGTATTTTCGATACGCTAGAACTCGCCAAAGCCGCCGCTCAGGCGGACTACGAGCAGCGCGTCCTCTCCACCCTCATTCCCGGCGACAATCTGCGTAAGGCCGTCGAAGGCATAGACGACGACTACATGACGAGCGAGCATCATCACCCAGGCTATGTACTCATACCAACCGCCAAGTTCGAAGCAATTCGTGACGCTCTCGTTCCATCCCCCGCTCTCGAAGCCGTGAAGGCAACGGTGGGCACGCATGCACCGAGTTCGGGGGTTAACGCAGACCTTCTGAAGGCGCTGAAATACGTAAGGCGTTATCTCAACCCCGAGGATCACGACGTTTCCTATGTTGATGATGTCATTGACAACGCCGAGGGCCGGGGCTTGCACGCCACAACGAAGGAGGGCGAGTAAATGAACAGATGCCCGAAATGCGGTGCCGGCCCTCTTGGCAATTGTGGATACTATGGCTGCGAGACGCCGCGGAACACCTGCCCTTTGAAGCCGCAGCCTGATGATCGGTTGCCATATGACCTTCGCCTTCAAATAGGGAAGGCGCTTGATCGTCTGGTCTGTGACGAAAGCACGCCAGAACAGGTAGATACGTTCATAGAAACGTTTGCCGCATTTGGTTTAACCGTCTCCGCCCTCGTTCCATCTCCCGCTCTCGAAGCCAATCAGCAGAAGGTTTTCTGCGCGATGCTCACAACAGGTGTTTGTGACCAGCAGCAGGTTATCGAAACACTGCGGGCGGCGCTGGAATGGTACGCAAACCCCGAGATTTATCGGCCTCACCCGCACGGTCTCGCATTCGATAAGCGCGACTTGAGCTACGTCGCCCGCTCCGCTCTCTCTCCTCATACACAAGAAGAGGAGGCATGAGATGACGCATTATGCGACCTGCTTCAATTGCGTGAACGACAAATTCACCTGCCAGCGCCGTATTAATCTTCGCGATGCCCTTAAAGGTAGCAACGTTTACAGCGTCAAGTTCAAATGCCCAGAGCGACGGGCGTTCTTCACGAGCGGTCAGCGCGTTGCTTTCGATTGGAAGTCATTCGACTCTGACGGATATGACGAGTCCTGTTTGAACCTGACCTTTACGGGGGTCCAGATCATCGTAGACCGTGCTCCACTCATCCGTCCAGAGCGCCAGGACATCAAGACGGCAATCGCCTTCGGCATTCTCGTCGCCATGCTCGCGTTCGGCGGGGCGCATGTTCTCAATCACCTTGAAAATCAATATGCGCAGGAGGCGCGAGTATGATGGGTAATGCAATTGCAAGGCACGACGAACATAACATCATCCCGGCATCAGACGCACCCATGGTGGCCATGATCGAGCGCATCGCCATGGATCCTAACATCCCGATCGACCGGCTCGAAAAGATGCTGGCGATGAAGGAAAGGATGGAGGATCGAGGCCGTGAGATGGCTCGTGAAGACCGCATCGAGGACGCTCGCCGCGAATGGCTTTCTGCCTTCTCTGCTGTCCAAGCTGAGATTGGCCCGATCTTCCGTACGAACGACAACAAACATACCAAGTCGAAATATGCGGATCTGGCGGATATTGAACGCGTCGTAACGCCAATCCTGACCAAGCACGGGTTTTCCACCACATCAGCGCCCGTAGCTTGCGCGACTTCAGGTCATATCCGCATGCGGCTCACGCTTGGCCACGCCGGCGGTCACGAGAAGATTTACGAAGATGATTTCCCGCTGGACAATACGGGCTCGGGAGGGACGGTCAACAAGACGGCCATCCAGGCTAAGGGTAGCACCCAGACCTACGCGCGCCGATATTTAAAGGCCAGCGCGCTCGATCTCGCCTTTTTCGATGACCAAGACGGCAATGCCCCTCCGGCTAAGCCGAATGATAGCACGCCAATCACGGAAGTGCAGGTTTCCGTCATTCGTGATCTCATCGATAAGGCGGCTCTGGAAGTCGACAAATTCTGTGAACATTGGAAAGTTGAGGCGCTGGCAGATATCCAGACCTCAAAGTTCACTGAGGTTGTCGCCTCGCTCCGTCGCCGTATAGAATTTCTGAAGAAGCAGACTGAGGAGAAGTCCAATGGATGATCTCATTCAGGGTAGCGACGCGTGGCTGAAAATCAGATGTGGAAAAGTGACCGCATCACGAGTTGCCGATGTGATCGCCAAGACCAAGACCGGCGTTTCTGCATCCCGCGCAAAATATGCCGGCGAGCTGATCGTCGAGCGCCTGACCGGAATGCCAGCCGAGCGCTTCACCAACGGCGCTATGGCTTGGGGGACTGAGAAGGAACCGGAAGCCAGATCGACATACGAATATTACTTCGGTGCCACGGTCGAGGAAATCGGTTTTGTCCCGCATCGCGATATTGCCGACACAGGGGCTTCACCTGACGGTCTGGTCGGCTCTGACGGGCTGATCGAGATCAAATGTCCAGAATCACATACACACATCGAAACATTGATCGGCAAGACGGTTCCGGCCAAATACGTCACGCAAATGCAATGGCAACTTTGCTGCACCGGTCGAAACTGGTGCGATTTCGTCAGCTATGACCCGCGCCTTCCAGAATCCATGCGGTTCTTCTGCACTCGTGTATTCCGCGATGACGCCATGATTGCCGATCTCGAAAAGGAGGTCATAGCCTTCCTGAACGAGATACGCGCCAAAATCCAACAGCTTCAAAACATCTATGACCCGCAGTCAGACGACGCAAATTCTCTTTTGATGGCAGGCTGATCATGGAAAAGCAAACATTCGTCCTCATCAACGACCGCGTTCGAAACAACGCCATGGCGGCACTGATGCGAGCGCCGGCAGATTTCACCGTCGTCATATCGCAGAAGACACGCAGTTCCGACCAAAATGCAAAATTGCATGCCATGCTGACCGATCTTGCCAAGTCGCCGGTGACCTGGGCTGGAAAGCGCAGGAACGTCGAGGAATGGAAAGCGATCATCATCAGCGGCCATGCCGTCGCCACCGGATCGGGCGGAGAAGTCATACCCGGCCTCGAGGGTGAATTCGTCGCCATCCGCGAAAGCAGCGCCCGCATGTCCGTTTCGCGTGCCGCCAGCCTGATTGAGTATTTGCTCGCATTCTGCACTCAGAACAATGTCGAACTCCACGAGACTGATCGTGGCGGGTTTATGGAGCGCGCAGCATGACCAAGCGAACCGCAAATATCCTGGTGAAGCGTCCTCCGGACCCGTTGGCAAAGCAGATCGAGCTTCAGATAGCCCTTCGTCTCGCCACCAAGCAGACGCAGGACAGGATAGACAGGCTGGTGAAGCTGATCGATAGGTCAGAAATATGAGCCGCGCTGTCCCCGAATGGATTGCCAAGCATGACGACCAGGCTATCCCTCCCCGTGTAAAGCTGAGGATATTCGAACGCGAAAACGGTATATGCCACCTGACCGGAGTTAAAATCCTGCCGGGTGATCAGTGGGATGCCGACCACAAGGTTCCGCTGATCCTTGGAGGAGCGCACCGTGAAAACAACCTCTTCCCTGCCATTCGCGCCGACCACCGGAAAAAGACGGCGACCGAACAGGCCGTGAAGTCGAAGGTTGCTAAGGTTCGCAAGAAGCATGTCGGCATCACGCGCCCTGCCGGCAAGATCAAATCCGCTCCATTCCCCACCACCGAAAAAGCCGAGAGCCGGTCGTCGAAGGCCATGCCTCCCCGCAGGGCGCTGTATGAGGCAAAGCCATGAAGCAGATAGCATTCTCGAAAACGATTTGCGGCGATTTCGACCGAATTGAACTTTCGGCCATGCAGGGAAGCGACTGGTTCCATATCGAAATGCACGTTGGCCACGATGTCGAGACAGTAAGGATGACGCTGCGCTCATATGAGGCTGTCAGAGACCTTCACTACGCACTTGGCCGCTATATTGCCCTGTCGGAGGCTTCGACATGACCCGCTCTATCCCCTCACACATATCTGCCTCTCAAGCCATAGCCGCCGCCGAAACCCTGTTCCTTGCGGAAGCACTATCGCATTCCCATTCCAAATGCCGAAATCGCGAAATCAAGGCAGCCAATATCCTCGCAACAGCACGGCAGAAGACGGATGTATTTCTGCATGAGGTGGTGCGGCGGCTTTCGAGCGGAGGGGCGGATGATTACTGCATCTGAAACACAGCCCCACGAGGCAAAGCGCGTCCGTGCAAGCGAAAGGGCGCTTAGGATAGCCCTGAAGGCCATGGCAGATGCCGGCCTCTCTGTGGATAAGCTGTGCGTAACCGGTGCACAAATTGAAATACACTGCGGCGTGGTTGAAGCAAAACCGGTGCCGAAAAATCATGGGGGCCTCAAGCAATGGTGAGGCCGATTATGAAAGTGGAATATCCGGGGCTCCTTGTGGAGCCTCTTCCGTCTGGGGGGATGCGCTACCGCGTGCGCGTCGAGGGCGATAAAAAGCGGCGAATCCTCATCCATTGCGATCCTAAGCAGGAAGATTTCCTTCGCCAGTATCTGGCAGCGCGCCGGGGCGAAAAGATCGAGCCTCTCAAGAAGGCTTCCGAATACGCCAAGCCGAAGTCGATCGCATGGCTGGTCAATAGCTATCTGGAATATCTCGGAGAGCGCGTGAAGGCCGGGACAACAAGCGCAAAGACGCTGAAGAAGAAGAAAAACCTTCTCAACCGGCTGCTTATTGATCTCGACCGAGTTATGGAAATCCCGCGCGAAAAACTCATTGAAATGCAGGATGCCATGGGCTCGACGCCCGCCCAGGCTGATGCTTTTATCGAAGCAATCGGTGTGATGTATGATTGGGCTATCGAACGGAAATACATCAAGGAAAACCCGGCGTGCGGCATCAAGGGCGTCTACACGAAGGGCGACGGAGCGACACCGTGGAAGGCTGCAGACGTAAAAGCATTCTTCGCCAAGCACAAGGCCGGTTCGAAGGCGCATGTCGCCATGTCCGTCCTGCTATGGACCGGCTGCCGTATAGAGGATCTGACGACGCTCGGGCGCAAGGATGAATGCGTGATTGACGGCGTCGAGGCGCTCCGGTGGCATCCGAACAAGAAGGGATCATCGGAAGTCTGCCAGCCGCTGTTGCCGCCGTTGAAGGACGCCACGCGTGCGCCGACGGTACAAGGGGCAACTTATGTCTTGGGAAGAGGTGGAAAACCATTTTCGAGCGGTGACAGCGCATCGGCTATGTTTAAGCGATGGTGCAAGGATGCCGATATCGGGCATCTGTCGGCGCATGGCGTGCGCAAGGGGCTCGCTGAGATACTAGCGGAGCTTGGGTGCAGTCAGTATGAAATCATGTCCGTGCTAGGTCATTCCGAGGCGAAAACGAGCGAGGTTTACACCCGCCGCGTTGAGCGCTGGAAGCTTGCAAAGGTCGCCTTGGAAAGAGTCGAGGTGTCCCAGTCGTTTCTGAAGTGGGACACCTCGAATTGAAAAGACAGCGAAAAATGCTATCCTTGGTGCGGTCGAGAAGATACGAACAAGTGACGGAATCGCCTGAAAATGCTAGGATAAAGTGTCCCATGGTAATGCTTCTGCTGGCACTATGAATCAAAGACTTAGGGAATGGGTGTCCCACGCCTGTTGATATTTTGTTCCACTGTTTTCGGT